GAAGTGAATTACATAAATTATGACCGCCCACGCTATCGCTATGGGCACGACATTGGCCAGGAAATCTCTGCTCATTCGCACCGCCATGCCCGGATTGAGCCGTCCCGCTGCAAGCCTTCGGCCTGCTCGTTGGCGGTATCCAAACGCCGACCGTTCCACTCGCAATGATTTGTGAGCCAGCTTTCGGCGCGGCTGTCGAAATCCTTGGTCGCTCCGTAAGCATGTGGCTGCCAACGAGCGGACCAGCGAAAGCGTGGTTGCTTTGCCATGTTAGTTCTCCTTCATTGATGTGTGTGTACGCACAAAAGACCCGCACACCCCTCTCAGGGTGGCGGGTAATTTGCCTGGCCTTTCGGGTCAAAGAGTGTCGCGTCCTTGTGTAAGCCGTGATCTTTCCGTCGCCGTTCTGCGGTGCCTAATTCGTTATCCGCTTACTAGGTTGGGCGGCGTGCCATCAGCTCTCGGTGGCTTGCGACTTCGTCTGACATAACGTCAGTTGGAAATTTGGTTAGCTTTGTCGCGTCAAGCTAGTCCTTCGTCATTGGTATCTCCTTCGCAGAAAGACGGGGTGAGTTGCTGTACGCAAGAAAGGCCTGCACACCTCTTTCGAGGCGGTTGTCTCCTAATTGCGTTTGTTTTAGGGTTCGACCCAAAAAAAAATAGTGGCCCTCCTGCCCCGTAGGTGGTGGAGCAGGAGAGCCAGTTGAGGAGTTAATTCTTTAGGTCCGTTTTTTAGCGCCAACGCCGGATATCTGTATGATGCGATTTGCTTCCAAATCATCCAGGGTGGTTACATCACGGTTGCCATCTTTTCCGCTGCTGCGGGGTTCGCTGATAACCTGATCCCAAGCCTCTATAGCTGCCGGGATGAGGTGTTTACGGAAGTTCGCTCCTTGCCGTTTGCAGTCTTTCCAATCGTTGATGGCTTCTTGGAGGTTGGTTCCCCCAATTTCCGTTCCGTCATTCTCCCGCTGGGCCTTGCCGATTTTCCATGCCAGTGATTTCAGCGCACTTTCTTTACGCTTGGTCATGTATTCGGTTTGCCTGACGAAATTATCAAGAAGGTTCCGCCGGTCATATTCCAGCGTGGTGTCTCCTTCTTCGCACATTGCATCGACAATCGTCTGAAAGGCGTTCGACACTGTGTCGATAACCTCATAGTCTGTGTCGATGTCTTCAGAGTGGTATCCCATGCCGGTGATGGCACCTACCGTGCTTTTTGCAACGGCATCGGCATGTTCTTCCATCTGGGCGCGGTCACGCTTTTGCTTTTCTTCGCTATATGCTTCTTGTAATGAACTAGTCATGGTCATTCTCCTTCTATGAACTGTATATTGATTTATGTTCAAACTCATTGATGACTTTGATTTCTTCGTACATTGCATCAATTTCACCTTCAAGTTTCTCAATTGCTTCATTATGAATTTGGTCCGCCGAATGGCGGTTAATCGTAAGAAGCATTGCGAGTTCGTCTGATTTGATGTTAAGCTGGTCGATGATGTTCATTGGATGGTACTCCTATTTGATGAATGAGGCGGGGAAGCTCAGTTGCTGCTGGCTCCCCGCCGTTTCGTTGGGTGATTGGTTAGTAGCTCTGACCGGCATCACGCCGTTTCATCATGTGACGCACCAGCATAACAATGGGCAAGCCTATGACGGCAAGGTAGACGATTGCAGAGAAGATAATTGCCTTTGCTCCAAAGAGAGCAAGGACGAGTATTTCAATACAGAAGAACAACATTAAGACTGTGGAACCTGCAAGCGCCTTGGCCTTTGCTACCACGTAGTCTTGAAAGCTATTCCAGATACTTGCCATCTTGCTGACGGGACGCGCAAAGTGTTCAAACTTCATAGAATGGATGTTCAACATGGTAAATACTCCTAAATGGCAAACGAGATGCGAAACATCATGCCTCGCTCCCTCTCCTCTGCCTTGGTTGTTGCCCGCGAACAGCATGACAGGCTCCGCGCAGTCAGGACCGGCGAAGCCGCCAGCCCTTGCTGGGCCAGATTTAAGGCAGGATGTCATACTTTGAACTGTCAGTTATTTGAGGCGCACGGAGTCACGCACAGACGACTCGCCTCTTAGCGAGTCGGTGAGCATGGCGAGTACGCCGACATATTCAATGCCACAGGGCTGCAACACTGCCTTAAATCTGAGAGTCTTGACTTCGTGGATGTCATGGTACCGGAACGGCGCGGCAACCAAGTCAGAGAGAGAGAGACTACAAGCGGAGGGGCGTTACGCCGAAGGCGCACCCGAAGCCAACTTACCCCGCTATACTGAGAACGATGTGTAGTAACACGGAACGACGACGCTGGCGTGATAACCGCCGCTCCCCTAGATCGTAGCACTCTGAGAGAACGATAGCAGGAGGAGGGCCGTTGGGTTACCCGGCATGCTGTGCGTAGTCACCTATCCATGCAGTAGCATCATGTTCGACCAATACTTTGGGAGAACCACTGACTAAATACGTGGAAGGGACAGTAAGGCTTACCTGTAGCACTCCTGCAAAAGCACCTAAGAAATCATGGGGATACAAATGTGCGTTGACGGCTTCAGGGAACCAAACCACTGTCTTTAAAGTAACGGACCAAGAGTGAAAGGAAAACAAGCTGTGGCATTGGTAAGTAAACAACAGAAACAGGCAATGTTTGAGGCAGCAGAAAACCTATCCGATAAACAGAAGGCGTTCATTGATAACTTATTCACCCCAGGTACGACACAACAACAAGCAGCAATTAAAGCAGGTTACGCAGAGAAGTCTGCACATGTGGCAGCAAGCCGAAACCTAAAGCTACCCAACGTTCAAGAGTACCTCAATGCATGCGTACAAGACGCCATACAGAGTAACTCAGTGATGGCTCTGCAGGCAGTAGCTGATCTGACCACCACAGCTAAAAGCCCGTACGTAAGACTCCAGGCAGCGCAAGACATACTCGACAGAGCAGGTCATAAGCCAGTGGACAAGTCCATGGTAGCAGTGCGTGGTGAGATGAACGTGAACATCAACTTAGGTGACTGAGTAAGGAGGGGGGGGGTTTAAAACTCGGTCGCTACGCTCCCTAAAGGTCTTTCACACACATGATTTCTTAAAAAGGTAATTTCGGTGTTGTTGTTTTAAGTGCAGTTATTTCGTTTATGGTTAGTCATATTTCCTGCATTTGTTCTTGTGGTTCGGGCTAAAATTTACTATACGTTTTGTTATACATGTGGGGTTATTTTGGGAATTTTTATTCAAGATTTGTCTTTTGAAGACCTCCGGATGCTACGCAAGATCGTGCAAGCGGAACACAAAAAAACGTTTGGCGGGCATGAATTGAGCAATGTGCAGGCGGATCAGTTTATCGAGAGTTTGGCCCCGGAAGTTACGGAAAAGGTATTGAAGGCAGCGGTTGATGGAGGTTTGCGTTGACTGAAAATAATACAAAATCATGGCTGGCACAAAATCAGCCGGAGATGGTGGAATTTTTTAAAGCAGCCCACGGCACAGCACCGCTGCGCTTCATCCTAGCGGAGACGCGGTATAAATTGGCCTCGTTTTCCTCCTGGGACGACGCAGACGACATCGGTCGATGGGCGATGGAATCACGCCTGCACCACCACCTGTCATGCCTGCTCGTAGAAGCGATGTACGCCGCCGCTACGCGAGGCGACGACAAGGCGGGTATATCAAAAATTAATTTGGTGCGTGAGTTCGGCAGGGACGGCTACCGTGCGACCAGCAGGACACGGGTCTACGCCGCCATAAACGACGCCATCGAGCGCGGATATTTTTTGCAGCGAGACACGGGACGAGACGTTTATGTTTTCGCAGCGATGGGATTTTTGAAATCGCACTTCTACTGGACTGAAAGGCAGGCGAGAGCGCGGGATAGTCTCGACATCCCCCGACTAGCGAGGGATGTAGATGTCGCGTCTTTCAAGCTCGTGACGGAAAAGTTCGACTTGGAATTTGAAAAATTTTCGGCAAGAAGTAGTGATGGCTAGTCCCAAAGTGGGACGCCAAATCCCAAAATGAAACGCGATTTCCGAAACTAAAGGGAATATAATGTACGCAAGTTGATGCATATAAGCAATTGATGGAGACTTGTGGTGAAAATAAACAATGTGGTTGCTTTGGATGACTATCGGGTTTTTGACGAACAGAGAGAAATTTGGTCGAAGCACAAAAATGACCACCCCGCTGAATACCACGGAATTTACGTGACTGCGGATAATTCTGGAAAATTTTTGATATCGACATTTGGTAATTTGGATCATGGGGGTGCGATTGTGCTACTTGAACAGGTCATGGAGGCCGTGGCAATTGACAATTTTAAAACCCCCGAAAAAATTTAACCCCGGACGATTTGAGGTTAGTTGGGATGAGGTGCGGGATGAATTTGTTGCACACGACAAACAAACTCTGGTTGACTACGCCATCCCGACGCACGTACTGGCTGTTCTCCAAGAAGAAGACTATCGCCTAGCCGCCTTTGCGGTCCAAGACTTCATCAGGCGCACAGCGCATTAGATAGATGGTTGATTTCAATTATTCGCCTGACGGCAAGATAATTTCAAAATTCTTGAAGGACGATAGCTTTGTCAGAGGAATTAGAGGCCCAGTGGGTTCAGGTAAATCCGTTGCTTGTTGCGTTGAAATTTTCCGACGAGCCTGCCAGCAAGAACCAAATACCGATGGTATTAGATATTCGAAGTGGGCGATTGTACGAAATACAAATCCTGAACTCAGAACTACGACTATCGCCACGTGGCTCCAGTGGTTCCCGGAAAATGAATGGGGGAAGTTTCGCTGGTCGCCGCCATATACCCACCGTATCAGGCGCGGTGATGTCGATCTGGAAGTTATTTTCCTGCCTCTGGATACCCCTGAAGATGTTAAAAAACTCCTTTCCCTGGAAGTCACGGGCGTGTGGTGCAACGAGGCACGTGAGCTTCCCAAATCAATCATTGACGGGGCTACTAGCCGTGTGGGCCGCTATCCGTCGAAGAAAGATGGCGTCGGTGCTACGTGGCATGGGGTTATCCTCGACACTAACGCACCGGAAACGGAACACTGGTGGCCGATAATGTCTGGGGAGACACCTCTGCCGGATCACATTGGCAGGGAACAGGCGCTAATGCTGGTTAAGCCCGATAACTGGACTTTTTTTACCCAGCCATCAGGAATGAACGAGATCAGGGATTATCGAAACGAACTGACCGGGTATGAAATGAACCCGGAATGTGAAAATTTCAATAATTTGATGCCCACCTACTATGAAAATATGATCCGGGGTAAAACCAAAAGCTGGATCGATGTTTATGTCCTCAATCGCTTGGGAACGGTCGAGGATGGCAAGTCTGTCTATCAGGGTTTCCTTGAGCGCACCCACGTTGCCAAGGGCGTGTTGGAACCTGCGGAAGGATTGGAAATTATAATCGGCATTGACTTCGGGCTGACCCCTGCCGCCGTTTTTGCTCAACGCCTTGGCAGCGGTAGATGGCTGGTACTGAGGGAACTGGTCGCTCAAGACATGGGGGCCATTCGTTTCGCGGAACAATTAAGAGTGACGATAGCGAGGTATTATGGAGAACATGAATACAAAATTTTCGGTGACCCGTCAGGTGACTTCAGGGCGCAGACAGATGAGTCTACGCCATTCGACATTCTCAGGGGAGCCGGAATACGTGCTTTACCAGCACCCACAAACGATCCGGTTATCAGGATTGAGTCGGTTAATTCGATTCTCTCTCGCATGGTGGACGGTGAGCCTGGGTTCCTGGTTGATCAGAAAAATTGTCCCGTCCTGAAGTCTGGCTTTCTCGGCGGCTATCATTACAGGCGCTTGCAGATCAGCGGCGAGAAGTATGACGACAGGCCGCATAAGAATAAATTCAGCCATGTGCATGATGCTCTGCAATACGCAGTAGTGGGCGCGGGAGAGGGGCGTAGTATTGTGCGTGGCACCAAGGCTCTTAAACCCTTTCAGGCAAAGAGAGACTTTAACGTATTTGACCGAATGCGGAAGCGAGTTGGCAGAAACCGGGGCTCCAGGGCTATATGAAGGTCGCCGTCGATCCTCGGTTATCAATTTGGTATATCGGCTTTACCGATGCGGTAAATCACAATTTCTGGTTTACGCGCTTTCTCAAACCCGGATTCAAACACTGCTATGCTTTCTCATATGATGCTGGCAGCGATGCGTGGGTTTATTTTGATCCAGCTTATAATTCAACAACTTTAAGAGCTTTTAACCAGGCCCAAATGGAGCAATTTTTCACTCTGGTTCGCGGGCGTGATCTGGTGTTATGCGTGAAAATTAAAAGAGATCATATGTTCCGTAGTCGCTTGATGCAGACATGTGCATCTCAATTGGCGAACTTGATCGGGATTAATTTGTGGTGGGCATCGCCCTATCGCCTCAATTGTGCGTTGAGAAAAATCGGCGCACAGGTCAGTTTCTTATCAGATCAATCAAGGAGAGAATCTGATGGGAAGTGTAGTAAGTAG